CAAGGGTTAAGGCATCCCGTTTAACAAGATCAATGCCCACAATTAAGGTATTTTTATAAATTTTAACTTATGAAGAAGTCATTTTGAAGAATCACACTTCAGGTAGATAGCCACCGTTTTGTTTTTTATACACTCAACAAATAAAGTGTCACTGTATAGCTTACAGCGAATAAGCATAAATTCAGATAAAATAAGCCGCTAGTAGGAAGATACTTAACGGGAAGATATTTTTGTGAAAAGGAAGAAATATGAAGAACTAAGAACAATAGCCAGATGAGAACACAATCGTGTAACTTCTCATACATGGTTTTTTGTGGAAAGAAAGCAGCCATTTGTGCTGCAGGGAGTAATTGAGGTACTCCATCATCATCTTCCTCATATAAAGCATATTCAACCTCATCTTCATCTGAATCAGATCCAAAGTCCATAGCTCTAATAAGGGTCATTCGTGTCCTGATAACTTGCTCCACAGGTGGAACAATAAGTTCAGGTTCCTGACGAAGATCATCAGAAGGTATTCTTGCACATTGTGCCTTGGCCAAAGGTATGATTTCAAAATCATCAGTTGTTACAACTGGAGTAACTCTTTTCTTAGTCGGGGCAGGCCCTGACAAGATTGGAGGTGCTAAAGCCCAACCGCATGTAAAATCATCTCCTGTGGATACAAGGGGAATATAACTGTAAGAAACAGCTCCTGAACTAGTCTTTGCAATGTAATTAAAAGTAACAGCACCAAGCTCACTCTTTTCAGTGTTGTACATGAAACACACCATAGGGTTGTTCGAGTAGAAAGGAATCTCCACTTCAAGAACACCTTTAGTGGTTGTGTCAACATATGCAGCACCATCAAAAAAGCCTTGATTTCCATTACTGGGGGTGTAAATACCACTTACAATAGTATTAGCACCTATTCCAAACAATTCCGAATTGGTTGATGCACCACTAACAATGTTCACAGGAATAATTTTGATACGCATAGACCCTCTATAATAGAGGAACGTTTTCAAAAATCTCCGGAACTGAGCAGTAAGAGAGTAACCACTAATATTCCAAGGATTAATAGTGACATATGTAGAAACATTAGTACTCAAACCAATATCGATAGTCGAATAACGATGAAATAACTCAGACCAAGTCCCAATTTTCTCACCATTGCAAACCCTATCTAACATAATATACTTTGAATCAGAAATAGGAGGAAAAGGAACAGTAAAAATGTCTCGAATTGAATTAACAACACCAACTTGCGCTTTCGCAACGTTCAAGTCAGTGAACCCAGTCCATAATTCACAAGGACGGGATAATTCAAAATCCTCACCAGCTGCCATAAAAACAGCTACATAAATGGTCGTAGCTGCAGTAGAATCAAAAGCAACTGGAGGATTAATGAGACGAAAAATAAGAGTTCCATTTGCCTCAGGTTCGGTTATATTAGTAAGATCAGCATTGGAAGGCAATGCAACAACTCCATACAACCTATTATTCAAATAAGGAACAGTGACACCGAATTGATTATCTCCATTAACATCTACAACAGTGGTAACAAAATCACCCATCTGCGAGACACCAATAACAGGAACAGATAATGAAGGGTGCCATTCAACTTGAATACGTGCACTTACTACTTTAGGACAAGTAATAATAAAATAAAACTTCATTGAACCACGCCAGTATCTAAAGAACGAACTAGCATGACCCATAGGAGTCAAAGGATAATAATAAACTCCAGTACTAGGGGTATAATTAACACTATATGTAGGGCCAACAGGCATAGCCAAGATTGCTTGACCAGCAGTATTAGTGGCATCAAACGAAAAGTTATTAACATAACCAGGAAGTTTAGCATAATCCAAAATAGAATCAACTTGTCTAAGAGAACAAAAATCAGAATTAGTAGAAAGTGCATTAGAAGGATCCATAGCAAGTTTCTCACAATTATCAAGACCTCTAGTTAAACACAAAGAAGAAGAAGGTCTAAGAACAACACTATTAGCAGCCATTACAGAAGTAGGTTTATCCAAACCTAAATTTTTAGTAGTCTGCCAAATCTTCTTAAATGTTGGCTTTAAACTAGTTGCAATAGAACCAACTATAGGAAGAGTCTTGATAGAATCAGAAAGTACTGTAGCAGCTTCAAAAATACCAGAAATCACACCACGTTCAGACTTCTCTTCTTGTTCTTTCAACATCTGAGCAGTTGGAAGAGTAGAATAAGAAAGTCCAGCAACTTCCGGATTCACAAAATTAGCATAAACCAAACAAGATACAGTAGGTGTAGCTGTGGAATTACAAAGGTTTAATGGATGCAAAACGAACACATTAATCAAACCAAACCATCCAGCATAACCTGAAACATTTAAGTTTTCCAAGTCAAAATACAACGTTGGAGAACAAAAAGGTATAGTAAACTCAACAGTATCTTGAGTAGCAGCAGAAACTATAATCATCTCATTATTAATCCAAGCTAACATATTAGTCTCAGCAAGGATAAAAGAACTATTAAGAGTATTAAAGTGGGGAACCCAACAAACAGCTAACTTACCATAATGAAACATGGTAGAATTAACCCTAATTTGAACTCTAATAGCTCCTCGTAAAAACTTGAACTTATTTAATCTAGTATTTATAGAAGGTACATTCATCAAAAGAGTGCCAACATCCAATGAAGCAATGTTGGTACCAATGATGGATGACCCGGCCCATGTAACAGCGGCCACTTGATAAACACGAGATAAAACAGTTCCAAGTCCCTGATCAGGATAAGGATCAGAGTTTTTAATAAGAGAAGACACAGTACTAGCTAAATTTGTGCTTTGTAAAGAATCTGTATCAGAAAATGAAGTCAACTGTTGTTTAGTATCAACAACAGCTAGATCAGCTTCACGTTCTGTATCCTTCATCATTTGTGCTTTAACAACACCAAGAAGTTGAGCATACCAGTAATCATAAGGAATCCAAATCTCATTATAACCTAAATCTCGAAGAGCAAGATTCACTTTAGTCATACGGATATCATAGATCTCCTTACCATAATGAAACCATTCTAAAAGACAAGAACGGAAGGTAGCATGAATGTTAGAAATTAAAGAATCACCCTTTCTAACATAGTTCAAGGTATTATCAATAAGGCTAAGAGCAAGAGGAGCATAAACAATATTATTACGAGAAACAAAAGAACGTTTCAGATATGTTACTTCATTAATACTATAAGAATCAATATTACATGAAATAACACCATCAATATCAGTAATAATAAGAGGACGCTTCTTAAAATCTGTATAATCAACCCCGAAATGAGCAGCATATATCTTCATATGACCCATGTTAAAAGTATCCAACAATCGAGCCAAAGCAAGAACATGATCATCTCCGAAAGTTGATAAAGCTATAGCTGTTTTAATAAGAGAAAGATTATAAAAACCTTCCCTTTGACGCAAATGACTGGCTATAGCATAGAAAACTATTATTTTAATTCCTAAAGAATTACCAACAGTTGTCATATGAGATCCAGAAGCTCGTCCAACAAAAGCCTCAATAATAACATTGCAAATAATGTGTAAAAGGGACCTATCATCCTCCAAAATACACATTCTAATTCTATGACGTTGCAATTTAGTAAATTCTCTACCTAAATACTTACATATAAATGTGACAGGATCGTCATATTCATAGCGAGCCATTACAATAGAGTCAATAGCTAAACGCAAATCAGAGGACTGACTACCATCATATCCTCTACAATCACCAGCAATAACACGAGCTGGAGAACGAACTTCGAGGAGCTTTTTATAAAGCATCTTCCACTCACTGGAGTGAGGGTTGATGCCAAGCGCACATTCCGAAGTTCCATGATTCATCATAGTGTTTTCCACAAAATCTTGGAAAAACATACGTGATAAAACCAAAAGATCAATGGGAGCAGAACTCACCACACGGGTTTTACCAACATCAATGCTATTTTGAGAGACAAGTTCATCCTTCAAAAAATCAGCATAAACAGTAGGAACACGTTCACCAAGTCCTAAATAACCATCAATACGCTCATTCACCAACTTCACTAAAGAAGGAGTTGGTAAATTATTGTCAAGTACATCACGAACAATGTAATCACCTTTACCAGGTTTCTTACGCTTGACAACATTATATGGCCACCCAGGAGAAGTATCAATATGAACCTTTTTTGTATATTCATAAGAAGGAGGAACATTAAGAGCCTCATATAAATCACACATTTTAACAGGAACAGTCATAGGTTCATCATGTTTCAAGAACTCTACAACATCATATAATATCTCAGGATTAGGACATTCCACATCAGGCTTAGAATACTTTTTAACAGCTAAAGAAAGAGGAGACAGATAAGAACCATCCGCCTGCTTAGTTTTCTTCAGCAAAGAAGGAAAAGTATTAGGCTCAACAAGAACACCACGCAAAGGAGACCTTACAAAATCACTATTAATAGGCATACGAAGGGCTAAATCATTTTGGACTACACCAACAACTCTGACTCCATCAGGAACATCAAAGCTAGGCTTTTCGTCACCAAAACAATTAACTAAAGCAAGAACTTGACCTTCAGGCATATCTGCTAACATTTCCTGTGTGATTATACAACAATAAGCAATACCAGTTCCACCAGCAACATGGATACCAAGTAACTTATGAACAAGCTTAGAATTTGTGGCAATATATAATCCGCCACAATAGCCTTGTTCTGTATCAATCTTCATTCTAAGTGCACGTTCAGTACCTATAAGTTGATCACCTAAAGTATACTGAACATTATTAGCATAACGAACTACACTAGAACTAAGACAAAGACTTTTACCTTTACGATCACGGACACTAAGAAGAGCTGAAGACGTTAAATCGCTCCTCAAATTGTCCTCTTTAATAAATAAATGTCTTATATCAGAGAACTCATGAAGTTTAAGTGGAAATGTAAGGCGAACCAAATCATCTCCATCAGATTGATTGAATTTAATCTCACTTGGAGAAAATTCATAAATAGAATTTCTAGATGAAAATTCTAAAATACGTATTTTTGCTACAGAACTATCGGCAAGAGGAGCCAAAATATGTCCAGCAGTCAAAAGAGATCTGCTATGAGTAAAAATACCGTTCATAACATAAGTTTGACCACCATGCATAACAAATTCAATAAGGACTAAGTTATCACCAACCTTACTATGAGCTAAATCAACAGCTTCCATAGCAGTTTGAGCACCAGGTAAATTAACTTTAGACCAACCTCTAACTCTTTTAGGATCACTAGGTATCTTAGGATGCTTAACCATACTAATATCTGGTTCATAAAATCGAACTTCTGGTTTAGTATTTTCTTTCTTATCAGATTTCATATAAGTGAAAACTGTATAAATTCCAATACCAGCCAAAACCAATTTAAAAGCATCATAAAGAAAACCCAAAAATCTGTAGCGAGGTAACTCAAGAATAGTACGAGTAGTATCAAAATTTCCACTAACTTTCTTACCAGAATACATAATAAAGAAGTCAAGAAGAGCTTCTTTCTCAAGCTGTCTGGTAGAAACATACCAACCTGTAGATTGTCTCTTTTCCTGAACATATTCACGGAAAAGACGATGACACTCAGACACAAGATAATCATGATCGATTTTCTTAGGACTGACATCACAACTAGTCAATATGTTAAGAAGCTCTCTATCTGAAAAACGATCTAATAGACCGAGAGCCTTAACAGAAATATGATTATAAGAACCAAAAGGTAACATATCAAATACTTTCTTAAGCATCTGAGCTTCAGGCATAACATCCTTCTTAAATTCAGTAAAAGCAGATTTCAAATTCTCTCCCACAGTTAATTTTTCTTCCTTGCCATAAGACGGCTTAATATAAGGATACATATTATCAACTGCATTAACTAGAGAATTTTCATCACGAGCACGAACATTAAGTTCTGTTTTAATGGATGCTAAAAACTCATCAAAAGAAATATCCTTAATATTCTCAAACTTTTTCATCTCATCATTTAGAAAACTCTGCTTAAGTTCATAAACATCAGAGTTGAGACCAAGATCAGAAACAACACCAACACCATGACCATTATTACCAAAGTACTCTTGTTTAACAGAGACTTTGATATTATAATCAATCCTTCTCAAAAAGGCAGAGGGATGACGAACACCAAGCAAACGAGTATCACAAATAGGAGGAGTATTAGAAGTAATAATAATAACATTAGAAACAAAAAATTTTGTTCCTTTCTCCTCAACAGAAGACATATTCATAGGCATAGAAGCATCATTTGCCATTTGAAGAAACTCAAGAACACTTTCAGCAGCTTCTTTACTACTATCAATTTGAAACATTTCATCAAGAACACAGATGGGCTGACCAACATAACCATCCCAAAATTTAATTCCCATTTTACGAGAATAAATCATAGATTTAACAGTCTCCATCTTAAAATGACGTTTCAAAGAAGCAGCAATAATATAAGATAAACAAGTTTTACCAACACCAGGATCACCATGTAAATAAATTACAATGGGTTTAGGTCTAGAAACATCAGTACGACAAATATTACGAAGAATAAGATCCCAACCATCCAAAATTTTACAAGCTCTAACATAAGGTGCAATAGAGCCAGGAGTAATAGACATAGCTATAAGCTCCTTATCAATGGAATTACGTAACATAACCTGACGTTGAACATAATCACGAAGCAAAAAATCAGTTCCTAACTTAACAGCAACATCAGTCTTTATATTCTCAGCAAAAATCTCTGAGGAAAAAGCACCAACTTTATGGTATAAAGGACCCAAATTACGGAAAGACAGAGGAACACCTGTAGATAATGAATGGAAAATTGATATAGCTTGAGTAAACAGCGATATAACATAACCAAAACCATCCTTACAGTCTTTAGAAAAAGTACTCATATTATGAAAATTACGAGTATAAGAATTCACTTTATCTAAATCCTCTTTAGTATTCTTTCCAAAAATACTAGAAATAACAAAAACAAAATTCTCCAACAAATTGGATGAACCTGCTTGAGCAACAACAGTAGGAGGTTGGAGAGCAGAAGCTAACTTAGTAATAACCTTATAAGTAGTGTCAATACCAACACCCAAATAGGTTAAAGTTAATATATAAATACGAGCTTCTAAATCCTTAATACGAACACAGGCAACAACTCCAACCAGAAAAGAACTAATCTTACTAACAACACTCAAAAGAAAGGCATTATCACCTTCATTCTTAGGAGACATCAATCCAATGATAGAAGTTAAACTATCACGAATTGAATCAATAGAATGTTGAGCATCAGAAATAATAGTCTTTGTCTCTTCATCAATTTTATGACAATGATTAAGATTCAAAGACGGCAAATAATTGGAGAGATGAACTCCCTTCAACCTTTGCAACAAACTAGGAGCTGGAGGCTCCAATGGTTTTTCATCATCCGAATCAGATGATGAAACAGATCCAACATCACTATAAAGTGATGAAACTTCAGTGGGAAAAATGAACTCCTCACTGGAAATATCACGTAAATCTTGAGTAGAAAACAAACTTTCCTCACTCAAACTTACCTTCTCGGACTCTAATGCTGAATTAATAATTAATTTCGACATAGCATGTTTTATAAGACCCTTTTTAACAGCACAAAGGCCAAACGCTCTCACAATAGAGAGTAAAGAGCTAAAGAATAACCAATAAAACTAAGATAACAATAAAACAACTTAAAATAAATAAACTGACAGCTACACAGACATGTAAAAACTGCATGTAAACAAACCTTACATGATAATCTCCCGCGCTAGATCGGCCCAGTCACAAACCAAAATGCACTACAAGATAACCATCCTCGAAAGAATGGTGGGCTAGCATCATTTAAGTATCAAATCCAAAATATCAATATTTGTAAGAAAACAACTAACAAGTAGTAACCCTCCTACAAACACTAAAATTTCAAACCTGATCCAAACCCCTGTGATGGGGATAGAACACACCCACATGTGTATGAGTCCATATACAGAACATAAGATAACAAGAGGTATAAGATCACCTATAAAAAAATGTAATTACAAACCACAATACTACTTTAGACAAATGCATGTAAACAAAGTGGTACTGTAAAGACAAAATAAATATAGGCTCACTCAATTTCTTTTCAAATTATCCAAGCAAGAACAGTTGACGTCTAACAAAGTCAACCCGCTACAAACAAAATGCTAATATCCAGAATTCCAATTAAATGTAAACACCAATTAACTACAATCTACCACATAACAAATAGTTTAAATAATAGAAAGCTAAAATAATAAATCTTAGAATTAAACAAATAGGGAAAATTCCAAAAAGGAAAAATTCAACAGCCTAAGGTTTTATTTGATAAAACACAGTAAAAACAAGATATTATAACGAAAATATCATTAAACGAAAAATTTCATAAAGAAAGAAATAAACAATTAAAAATCATAACTAAATGAAAAA